TCATTGATTCCACCGTTTTCCAAGCCGTTCAGGCTACCGTAACATCAGCCGCAAATTTTGCCGCATTAAGTGATGTTTCAAACAAGTTGGAAGAAGTTTCTGTTGGTGGTGTAAAGGTCATGTTCAACACACCAACCGTAAACGGAAAAATCGCAGCCGCTGGTTTGTCTAATTTCATTCCTGACACAATCCAGAAAGACATCTACGGAAAGAATTATTTGCGGAGAATATGCTAACGCTTCACAAATTTCTTTGGCAAGTCTTCCAATCGTTAAGGCTGGTGCTTCCGCTTGTACCATTTCTGGAACCCCTATCAGTGGTGAAAATACATTGAGCGGAACTGTCGTTGGTTATGAACCAATCACAGCCGTAACTTGTGCTGGAGGCAAGAAGGGCGAAGCATTTTCTGTTGCTGGCTTGAAAGTTGTGGATGTAAACGGCATGCCTACCGATCAAGATTACACCGTCATTCTCGCAAGCGATGCCGACGCAAACAACAAATGTTCTATTGCCCCAATCAGGGCAACATTGAACGCAACTGTAAGTGGCGTAAAGGTCGATAATGTAGGAAATCCAAACGCATGGTTTGACACATCCTTCAACGGTTTCTCTGCTACACCACTTTTGACATCTGGCACTTCATATTATGTCGGTGTTTGTCGTGAAGAAGACGCTTTGGCTTTCGACACATACAAGTTCTCCGACCTACCAGGTTCTGAAAATTCTACTGAAACAGTCGATGGCGTTTCTGTTAAGATGAGCGAATACGGCGATGGCTTGAACATGAAGTCTTTCGTTCGTCTTGACTGCCCATTTGCCGCTGGCGTTCCTGACGCTAGACGACAGGCTGTTCTTTATGTCAAGAAATAAAAGATAGGTGTCACTCCTTTCACCTTGAAATGTTGGCGGGTTTTCTCGCCAACATTTTTTGTTTATGGTTTATAAATACAAAGAGGTTTATAAATGATTTCAGTAAACGATTTGATTCAAAACGCTTTTTCAAGATGTGGGCTTGTTGGCGACGGACAACCGGTAAACGGAACGAAGGCGAAAACAGGTGAAAACGAATTGAAGGACTTGATTTCCGTCCTAAATACGCAGGAATACATAGCAGACAATTTTAGAGTTTTTGATGTAAGCGGAAAGAATGAAATCACGATAGGCGATTCAATGGACTTTGACATACAGGTGAAAAATCCACCAAGCACGATTAAGTCCGTTGGTCGAAAGAATGGCGACAGATTTGTTCAGTTGGTGAAAACAAACATTGAATCAATTTTCAGTGAATCAAGAAACCACCTTTCCACACAATACACATACAATGTTTATTTTGATTCAAAGGCGATTAAATCAAAGACGATAAAACCAAGCGTCATCCAATGTGAAACGGAAAACGACCTTCCGGAAGCGACACACGACTTGATGCGGAAAAATCGCCTATGTCGTGAACATAGACAAGGCGTATATTTGCCAACAGGTAGGACAGAACGCCTTTTCGTGGTTTCATTACAGTTATAGCGACTTGGATTGGTGGCGAAACAGCAACTTATATGACATTGAATATGGTGTCATGAAGGGTTCAATCGTCCTTGATTCTACCATAAGTTCCGAATACAAAATTTGTTTCATTGACGATATAGACGAAATAGACCTTTCAAGCACATTAAACCTTCAGGACATGTATAAATCGCTTCTCTTGACAGGATTGACTTATAGACTTGCGATTAGATACAAGCTGAACGATTGGATTTCGGTTTTCAAGGAAGATTTCGAGGAACAGAAATCCCTTATTAAAAGGGTCAATTCTTCAAATAGACCTATCGTGTGGTCAAATATGGAAGGTTCTTTTCTTGAAAATTATTATAACGGAATAAATGGCGTGGGGTGGTAAATGTCAAAGGTTAGCGTGATTTCAAATCTGATTGGCGACCAAAACAAAGCCAAGTTCCCTTCTACAATGGGTTCCGCATTGTCAATAAACATGTATCAGGAATCAAACGGAGAAGTGGTCTATCAAAAGTCCGTTCCACGGTATCAAATGGATTAAGCAACTTGAAAACACGAAAGAAGGGTGTCATGGTTCTTTCGTTTCTTCCACAGGGCTAGACACGAACAACAACGCCCCTGATGCGTTTTTCGTCATCCATTCAAAATTGTATAGAGTGGATTATAAGTGGGCCGTAGAGTGTCTAGGAAGCGTAAATACTGGGTCATACCCGACATTTGCGGAAACAGGTGGTGAACGACCACTTCTTTTAATTGCCGATGGTGTAAATCTTTTCTATTACAATCTCAAAGAAGGTGGTTCTCTCCATTACATAAATTTGCCCGACAGAATAAACGAACAGGGGGCAAAGATAAAGCCCACACATGTTCAGGTCGTTTCAGGTTCCATTATCGTAAACGATAGCGGTAGCGGTTATGCCTATTATTCCATACCATACCCACTTTCACAAACGACACGACAAGTCTATAAAATCGTGAACGGAGAAGTCCAATATAAGCCCGACAACATTACGCCAGATACAGAAACAGTCCAAAGTGACCAATATGTATTTTTAGACGATTACGGAACGCCACTTTACAAGAATGGCGAATCAAATAGCGATGCCATAAGTGCCCTATATGCCATTGGTTCAAACCTGATTGTATTTGGACCGAAATCCATTGAGTTCTGGCAAAGGGGCGACGCGGAGCAATACCAAACTTGGGTTAGGACATCTTACACATTCAATAGAGAAGTGGGCCTTGATTCGCCCAAGTCCGTGGCAAGCGTGAACAACAATGTTTGTTTCGTATCAAACGGAATGAACGCTGGAAGGGCTGTATTTGCGATTTCTGGAACAGAATTTCAAAAGATTTCAGAAACATGGCTTGATGAAATCTTGGATAATTCAGATACTGACAATGCCATTGGATTCGCCTACAGTCGTTCAAATCATGCGTTCTATGGTCTATACATTCCAAACGCACAAAACAAGAGAAGCAGAACTTTCGTTTATGATTTTTCGACCCGACAATGGGCTGAAAGGTCTTCAAGAAATTTTAAAACAGGTCGTGATTTGGCTTGGAACTTGATTTATCCTGTTTGGTTTGACAACAAAACTTTATTTGGTCACATTGAAGATGGCGAGCTTGTCTATTTGGATGACAATTTCCACCGAGAAGAAATAAACGAAAGTGAGAGCGTTTCCTTGATTCGTAGAAGACAGTCACCAGTGATTTTGAACAATTACCAAAACTTCACTTTTGACGAATTGGGCGTAGAACTCAACACAGGAACAATAAACGATTATACTGTAAATCCGAAGGTTCAGTTGGAAATTTCAGAAGACGGAGGCTATTCTTTCGGAAATACAGTTCTGGAAGAATGCGGAAAGACGGGACAGTATTTCTACCGTGTCCGTTTTCTCAACTTGGGTATTCAAAGACTTTGCGTTGTCCGCCTGACATTTTCCGAAAATATGGACATCACATTAACAAACGCAAGTATTCGTGTTTCTCCGTTGGGCTTTAGCATGTAGGGGGCATTATGAAGAATGGCGAAATAAACAACACCACACCAATAGAAAATTTAAGGGAAATCCTTAACGGAGCATATAGCGTCAATACCGTAAACGGTTGGTCTGTCATCGTTGTCGGTTCAAACTTGGAAATATGGGAACTGTTCTGTCAAAAAGAAGGTTCGTATTTGCTTCCGTCAAAAGCGGACAAAACCTTGATAGCAAAGATTTTCAACAATGATGGAAGCGTGAGCTGTAAGGTCGTGAAGATTGGGCAAACAGCCATTTGCGTTTCTCAACCATGTAAAATTGAAATACAGAAATTGAACACGAAAAATTCGGTCATTAACGAATAAAATTTGGAGGATAATTTATGGGTGTCATGTCCACAATAGCAAACGCCTTTGGCTTCGGCAATGCTGACCAAGTGAACGAAGCCAAAAAAGCCATAAACCAAAATAAAAGTCTTTGGCAAAACAATTACAACGAAAATCAGGACACATTAAACAAGTATCTTGACACGATTTCACAGGCTCATGATGACACATTGAAAAGCCAATACAACCAGGCCAAAACAGATTTTGCGAATGTGGGCACATACGCCCCTTCAAAATTTGAATATGGGAAATCGGTCGAAGACTTCATGTCTCCAGCGATGGATATGAGAATAAAAGCCGCAAGTGATGCCATTACAAATTCACAGGCGAACGCACGGAAACATGTTCAGTTCGGATTATCTAAACGCATTGAACGCAAAGTCACAGGCTATGGCAAGTGAAGAATACGACAAGGCGTTCAACAGATACGCACAGGACAAATCACAGGCTTTACAGGAACAACAGTTCAACGCAAACGAAAACCAAAACGCCTATAGATCAAAAAGCGACCTATATAAAACCCTTATGAATCAGTTGGGGAACGATTACAACACCGACACGACAAACTGGCTTAACGGCATGGGCGATTATTACGGTGGCATGATTAACGCAAATAACGCCTACACAAACGGCTTGGCGAATGTGAACACATCATTGGCAAACGCTTCTTTGTCAGAAAACAATGGCGTTGCCGACATGCTCAACTTCGCCCTCAATACATTCAATTCTGTTATGGCTGGATAAGGAGAAAATTAAATGCTTGGAAGTTGGAATTATTCATTAAACACATTGAACCCTGTTCAATCTCAAAACCAAGTCAAATTCGACAATGGTGCTTTACAGAACCACCAAAAATCAGGTGACGAAAGACAGGAAATGCTGAACAGCATTAAGACCATGCTGGATTATAACCCGAATTTGGATACTTCAATGGCTGACGACGAACTCCCAGAATTTGAATCGGAAGAAGTCAAGAATGAAGTGGCGAAACAGTTGCTCAATGGCGAGGACTTGGAAAAACTCAAACCAAACGACAGTTCTACACACATAAATTTCGACCAAAGTTCACTTGACAACCACCGTCAAAATGGATTGAAGGGAACCATTAAACAAATGCTCATGAATATGGGCGGTGGCTTGATGGCATTATAAGGGGGCAATATGGCTTTGAATATAGAATGGCAGTTTCAAGACCCAATAGATTTTTCAAATGTTCTTTTAAAGAGCCTTGAAAACAAACAGAAAACCTATAACGATATAGCGAAAAACTTGGGCGAAGGGATTCGCAACACTCACGATTATTTGCTTGATAGGGAATTGGCAAATTTGATGGAAGGTCAAAACGGAACATCACAAGAGCTGAATGATACCGATTTAGAAAATCAAATCGCCATGAACAGGGCTAGACGAATAAAGAAAGACAACACGGCACAAATACAGTGGAATTGGCAAAAGAACCGTGAAGATGCCGAAAGACAGTTCCAACAGAACTTGAAAAACTCGAACGCAAGTCAAACACGAATGAAAGTCAATGGAGCCGCAAACGACATTAGACAAAAGCAAATTTCAATAGCGAACGACTTTAGGCAAATGACAGCGACCATTGACCCATTCCAAAGAAAGGCGTATGAAGACAAAATCTTGACTGATTTAGACCAAATGAACATGGCTTATGAAACATTGGCTAGGGCGTACACCCCTGAACAGTTGGCAAGTTTCGGACTTTCCGACATGAACGAATACACGAATAAGGTTAAAGAGGCTATCAAGAAAGGAAAATTCAGTGCTGACGCTGATTTCGCAAAGGTCGTGGAAATAGAAACAGAATATGAAAAACATGTTCGTTCAGGCGACTTGACAGACGAAATGAAAAGTTCAATGCTCACGCAGTTGGAACCTTTAATTCAGAACAATTCAAAAGAAGCGTTCGCTCTCAAACAGAAAATTTTAGGTGGCGAAACTGAAAAAGAAACATTCACAAGAGAAACGAAAGCAAACGCACGCTCAAGAGCGATCGGTGCTGGCAACGAAAAGGCGGACGCAAACAAAATGTCATTGGATGAACTTTTAAGCAAATGGCCTTTGACCAAATACGAACAGAACGCACTTGAAAAGCAATACAGTCCAAAAACTCAAAATGACGATGCCACAAAATACAAGTCCATGAGCATTTCAGAAAAGAAACTTTGGAAAGCTCGAAACGAAAACAAGTTTAATTATTTGAGAAATAAGGGGTTAATCTAAAATGGCTACAAATAAGGAAAATCTAATCGATGAACTTGTTGGAACAGCCGTTCTCTATGAACCACAAAGTGATGAAGAAAAATACTTGATGGACATCGCCAAACAGTTGGAAAATCTGTCCGATTCAGAATTGGCGAAATTCATTGCTGTAAATAGAGAAGGTCTTTCGAAGTATTTACCGCATGATGCGACATTGTGGACTTTGGCAAATTCAAAAGAACCAAATTGGAAAGACAAGGACTTGGATTTGCCGGCTTTGTTCAACGACAAGGACATTCTCTATAAATGGAACAATCCAGACGAATATGGCGAAGAAAGAATTGCTGAAATCGCCAAGCAGAATGGGATCCCGCTTCCGACATTGAAAGCGGAACTTGAAAAACAGTCGCTCATTCAATCCAGAAAGGACAATATGTGGCCTGAATGGGCGTTTGGTCATAAAGTCATGAACCCAATCATGAACATGGTTCAAGAAGTTTTCACCCCTCGACTTTATGAAAAACGACTTCGTGAAGGTGTCAATGCCGACTTGTTCACAGACAAGAATGGCGATTTCGACCCAAGTCTTTTGCTTGATGTCGGTGAAAACGCCCTATATGCTGTTCCATACGGAAAGGCCGCTGGAACAGCTATAAAACCAATCGGCACGATGTTAAGGGCGAATGGCAAAAAAGGTGCTGTTGCTCGTGGCTTAAATTTCGCCATCGAGAATGGGGCAAATCCTTTCATTATGGAAGGTTTGGACGCTCTCGCATACGATGACCCAGAAAACGACCGTTCATCTTTCAATGTTGGAGATGCCCTTCAAGGGACAGGAACGAACATTGGAGCCCCAGTTTTATTAAAGGGTGTGCCAATGGCTATTTCACGATACAGAAGTGGCTCTGGACGCCCAGACCGTGGTTTACTCAAATGGCTTTATGAAATTGGCGAAGGTGGTGCCGATGATGTCATGGCGAAAATCAGGGCGAACAACAAACGATTTGACGAACTTCAAGAAAGGGCTTTGGCGTTCGGAAAAAGCGATTTGGATGAAGCCGAAAAGGCGTTTCTCAATTCATACCCACGAAACAAAATAAACGATGAAATCTTGGAACAGATTTTTGAACAACCAGGCAAATCATTCAAGGAAAAAGTCGGGAATTACTTAAAGACATTGCCCGATAGCGAAAAGGCGACCTTGAAACTTTTGGAAAGTGAAAGTTCAAAGCCAACGATTTCACGACAAACGACAGAAAATAAAGTTCCGCACGAAACAAGGGCTAGAGAATCCGCAGACGAAATTTTAACAGCTTTGGAAAACTCACCATATAAGGAACTTAACGACAAGGGATTAAAAACAAACAAGAAAATACTTCAAGAAAATTCTGCTAAATCTTTTATCACGAATAAATACGGTGATTATGGTTATGAACAGGATAAAAATTCAAACATTCCCGGAATAGGCGTTCTTATAAACTTGATACAAGAAGCCAAACAAGAAAAGGCGGAAAAAGAAGCTAAAGAAGAAGCCATTAAGCGTTATAAAATCAAAATGATGTTGGGGGAATAGCATGGCGACAAGTAGCGAATACAAAAAACTTATAGAAGGTTTTTTGGGTGGTTTGCTTTTGGCGGCTGGTCGTGGAAATAGCAAGATTTCCAACATGCTACCATCAAACAAAAAATCCGATTATACACATAGCCTTAATTTCTCATACTCAAATCAGGGCTATGTTCCAAACAGTGTTTCCCAATGGCTCTATTTTGACAAAGCGAAACAATCACAAAACGCAAGCGGAACAAATGCGAATGAACCACAAACGCAAACAGGAACTTCCGTTTCTTCAATGATAAATTCAAGTGGTGGAACAACACCAGCGAACAATGAAACGAAATGGGTGTTTGTAGCAAATCCAATGTGCTGTGAAAAATGCTTGGCGTTAAATGGTCATGTAGAAACATCGCCAACAGAACCGAAATTTTACGGTCATGTTCCAAATCGAGAAGGGCGTTATAACTGTAAATGTCATTGGTTAAGGTTAAAATAAAAAATGGTGCTTTTAATTAAGCACCATTTTTTATGAAATGTTTATAAGTTATTACAAACAACTTGTTGCCAGATTTATCAGATTTCGCAACCTAATTTTCACCCTAGAAAAAATTTTAATTTGTACTGAATTTTGGGGTTTACAAGTCAAGTCCTTAATGTAAATTTTTCCTTACAAACGAATGTTTGTTCAACCAACAGAAAGGAAAACATTATGGATTTCAAAAATCTTATCACCCCCGAAATCGAAAAGGCGATACACGAAACGCCCTACGCAAAATACGATGGCGTTCCGAACAACAAAAAGAAAGTTATCGCCCATTACTCAATCTTCAAGATTTTTCCCGAAAAGAAAATTATCGGCTTTTCGAACTGCCATTGGTTCGTTTTGGAAGACGATGACTTTGACACGCCTTCTGAAAATTACCACAACAATTTTGGAAAAGTTGTTTTTGGTGCTGTGGATTTGGGAATGGGTCTTGAACTTGGTTCGTTTTCTCTTGACGAGCTGTTCGCCATGAACGATAGCAACACCCATGTTTATCGTGACGATTCCTTTGAACCATTGACGAAGACAATGGGCGAACTGATTGAAACCCTTGACATTGAATGGATGGTGTAAAATGGTGAAATATACTCTCATCGGCGTGGATGGAAACGCCTTTTCCATTATGGCGTATGTGTGCGATGCTCTCAAAACAGAAAGGGAGAACATGGAACTCGCCACTGACGAATACGAAATCATTAAGGCGGATTATCTGAAAGACGCAATGTCGGGCGATTACAACCATTTGCTGTGTGTGTCGTTCGACATGATTGAACGAATCAACCGTGACATCGGCTGTGAAATTTCTGACGAAGACGAAATCGTCTTGACAACCAAATCCAACCCCTAACCAAAAAGGAAAACTCAACATGAAAAACTTCAAAATCACATTCACCATTGAAATGGCTGACGATGTAGCCCCCATTACTGTTGGTCGCATCGTTTCGCAAATCGAAACTGTCGCCTATGGCGAACTTGCGAAGGTTGGCGATTTCAACATGAACACTTCTTTCGGAACGATTGGAGCCACGATCCCCAAGATTTCCATTTCTGAACGCTCTCTGGAGCATTTCAAGAACGAAACCGCATCTAACATTGGTCCCGTTCCCCCTGTGGAACCCGAACGCAAGAAACGCCGTCGCCGTCGCACCAAGAAGGAAATTCTGGAGGGCAAAAAGTAATGGTCAAGATTGGCGACAAAATCAAAATCATTTCGATGAATGGCGAACCCCAATATGCTGGCAAAATCGGAACTGTGGAACACATTGACGATATGGGTCAGGTTCACGGCACTTGGGGTGGATGTGCCATCATTCCGGGTGTGGACGAATACGAAATCATAACCAACAACAAGGAGCAGGAAAATGCCTAAAAGAAGAGAAACTGAAAATTCTGTAATGTTCGACTGTCTTGCGGTCACCCATGTGGAAGTCTTCCCATTCATGGATGGAACGAATCTCGGCCATCTTAAGGGTTTGGCATCCATCGTTCTCAACGACCAACTTCACATTCGTGGGCTTCGCATTAACGATGGCGAAAACGGCCTTTTCGTGGGTTTCCCATTTGACCCCTTCTATAAAGGCGAGGATTTTCGCTCTATCGTGTGCCCAATGACACGCCAACTTCGGGAACACATTGAAAATTGCGTTTTGGAGAAATACCAAGCCGCAATAGCCAAATAGACAGAAAATCCAACCAATACACCAAACCGTAGCCAATGGCTACGGTTTTTTCGTCAGTATTTCGTTTCTAAGGGCTTTTTCTTGTTTCGTGGTGGATTTATCCACCATTTCCCCAAAATGGCTCTTTGGACGCTCTACTGCCCATCTCTGGTTCTATACATACATCGTCAAATGTTTATCTGAATGTGAGGTGAAAGAATGAAATCCAGAAAAAGCGGTGGTCATGGCGTTTTGAACCATCGAAAGTCTGTTGGCTATGTGAAACTCCCAACGGTCGAGCGAATAGACGAAATCTTGAAAAGCGATTACGAAAACAATGTGGAGCTGACCATGTTTGCGACCGAATTTGTGAATTGGTTTACCGCAAAATATGGGTGTTCCGTGGTTTCTGCCTACAGAATGATGAACCAGCTTGAAAATGTCTATGATTATCGCTTTATCAGGTGGTTTTACGGCTAAAAACGGCTCTTTTGGGGCGTTTTTCCCAACGGTGGTAGCCAAACCCAATTTTAGACGATTTTGGGCTTAAAATAGCCCTTTTTAGCCCTAATTTTTGTCAAAATTAGCCGATTTTGAAGGCAATTTCCCAAATTTTAGGCGGTTTTCTTGGATTTCTATTTCTGCGGTTCAAATTTGAACAAAATTTTTGAAAATACCCTTGACAAATGTAAATAATTTATTACATTTTAGGGTGTATTTGGGCGAAATGCTCGTTTTTTGGCGTAAAATCGCTTTGGGCTAAGTCATAAATACCAATGAGAACAAAAACCACTTTTGCCGTTAAGATTGGGGATGGCGAAGCGGATTAAATCAAGAAAAAACAGCTCATTTTTTGCGTCCAAGCACGCCCATTCTGTAATGTGCTTGGATTGGGAAAAATGGCATTATTTAGGAGAATACGCATAATGAAGAAAATGCGGTAAATCATCGAAAGTCTCGTATAGAAGACGAAAAACAAACCGATTGGAGAATGGGCGAATATGCCCCAAGACCGTCCTCGACTGCGAATTTGGAACATCATTCCAACAGACAGAAAACATAGGCACGAAATTGCTTCCGTTGAATCTACATTCGACAATGAGCCGAGCCTTATATCTTTTATCAAATTACAACGCAGTTAAAAATTTTGACATACCGATACATGAACATTTTAAAAATAAATTAAATCCTTTTAATTTATCTAATAAAGGTGTATGTATCGCTAAGTCAAAAACTCCTGACGGAGTTCCCGACCCCGCAGACGAAACCATAACTTCACACATAGAATTATCAGAGCAAATCAAGCAATTTTGTCGTGGTCGATTCATTGACACGCAGTGTTTCCCTGCTGTTCGAATTTCCTCGACAGAAGACTTTCGCTTGCGATGGCACTTGAATTATGCCTATAATTCTGTATTCGTGAATTGGTTTAACCTTCAGGAAATCTTGAAGCATTTTGCTCCTGATTACCCTGTAATGGAACTTGAAAACAGTGATGTCATTGCCACAATCAAAAGGCACATGGCTATAATGGCTCCGTCTAGCGTAAAGTATATAGATGGAATAATCGAATATACTTATACGCAACAGTTCTTTGAAGAATCTTTGCGATTGTTCAAGAAAGCGTATAAAGACCTGAATGTTCTGAAAGGGTGGATGTTGGTTGCTCAGCGTTGCGTTCATAACGATGATGACGATGGGAAACCTAAAATCAAAATTCACTTATATGGGCAAGCAGGGCGTGAGCGACTTTATGAAAAAGTAAAGTCGTGGAATGGCGTGTATTCTCTTGAAATACCGATCTTGACAAAAGAAAAATTATACAAGTGGTATGCGACAGAAAAACGCAAGTGCGTAAAGGAACTCAAAAGCAAGTTGTCGCCCTATTTCGTGACACGGAAAGGGTTGGGATGCCCAACATGTTTGGACATGCGACCCTTCGGATAGGGTCGGCTTACAGAACCTGTTTGAGTCCCTTTCCCAACAAGTGAAACGAAAGAAAGTTCAACCTGTCGGTGAAAAAGAATGTGAGCAAGTCAAGAAAGAAGTAATCGCTTATCTTGACGAATTTATAAAGTGTGTTGGCGACCAATCGGAAGCCATCGCTTATGTTAAACAAAATACAAATCAAAAGGAGTAAAATAAAATGGCAAATAATAAAATACAATACGATGTAAAAGACTGTAGGTGGCTCAATGTATGGGCGAAAGATTATAACGGCTACACATACATTTTCTTTTCGTGTCGTGACTTAAATTCAAAGTATTCTATGCGGTGATACTTGGGGGAATGACGGAAAGGCGAAAGGTCTGGAAGCCAAATTTCAAGAAATCACAAATAGATGTAGCAATTCAAGTAACCCCAAAGCACGATGCGTAAATCTAAAAGACTTCGATTTCATAGACAACATTCTTTGTTCCGATGAAAACGAATGTAAGTCTTTCCATCGTCTTTTGAATGTGGTTTTCAAAAGATTTTATGTGAATGACTTCGGTGGACCGTGTCTAAAGAACTGTAAACACTCCCAAATTATCCCGTTGTTCAAGTATATCCTTCAACAAAAGAGAAATAGAGTCTTTGACATAATCGACCTTATGGAGCATATAGAAAAGCTTTATTACGATGCGTCTAATGTCAATGTCGGTCAAGTCTATATTATCGACAACATTGAAACGGTTAAGGTGGGTGCGTCGCACGATGCCGAACAGCGTTTCAGAAATCTAAAAGCCAATGGCGAGATTTTCCCGAATGCGACTTTGGTCGTGGTCTATAATGTTGCCGACCAAAATGGATTTGAAGCGAAAGCCCAAGCCCTTTTGAACAAGTATAAAGCACAAAATCCTGTTAAGGCTCAAAACAGAAATTCGCAGTGGCGGTTATCTTGATGAGCATTTCAGTTGTTATTGGGTTTATGCGTTTGGCGAGATTGAAAAGAATCTTGGTTCTGAATACATATATAGAACGATACACACGCCACCTATTATATAGGCGTGGGTGTCGCATATCATCAAATCACAATACCGAAACAGGGCGATTGTTCGCCCTGTTTTTTTAATGTTTATTGGCGTAATCAAGCCTTCTTTTCAAATCTTCAATCTCGGCGAAATGATGGTTTGTCGCCTTTATTTTCTTTAAACCGTATTGTTCTTTTAATTTGGCAATTTCATCTTGAAGTTCTTTATCAACCTGTTCATCGCCTCTTAATTTTTTAGCGTTTGCTAAATGTTTATTCAACAAATCGACAACATCGGTTTTGAAAATTTTGAAATAGGTTTCAATGGCAGCTTTACATTCAGAATTAAATTGAGCCAATAAAGGCAAATACTGAGAATGTGTTTGAGGAATTGTTTGTATCATTAAATCATTGTGTAAATGATCGACAATACAAGAAATTTCATTCAAATTATTCCATAAATCTTCTAAGATTTTGGCTGTTTTTGTGTCCTTAATCAAAAGCAAATCAGGATAATTTTTTGTAGGCATATATTTTCCTTTTGTTTTGTTTGTAAATTCAAACACCAAAGGAAATTTAATCCAATAAAAAAGAAAATAATAACTTGTATCAAAAAATTAAGTTAATTTTTACCGAACTCTTTATTAAACCACTTTCTAAAGTCATCCAACTTCTCGAAAATGGTTTTGAGTTCTTCCATAGATTTTGAATTTATGAACTTATATAATTTCTTTTGGTTGAGTTCTGAAATGCGGTCGATTTCAGAACCCATATCCATGAGCTTTTCAAGCAAAGTGCTTACAGCTTCCAAATGCTCGACATCTTTTATACGACCAGAAATTAAATCATTTATGTCTTCTTGGGCATTTTCCAAGAAATCCGCTTGATTTAATTTTTCCTGTTCGTCTTCGGTCATTTATTGGACTTGTGTCTATTACAATCACGGCAGAGCATTTGACAGTTGGTGTCAATGGTCGGGCCACCTTCACTCCACGGTGTAATGTGGTCTGCTTCCATTTCCGTAATGTCAAAATGTTTATTACAAATGGGGCATTTCCCTTGCTGTCTTTCGTATGCTTTAATTTTTTGATTTTCTGTAAACGCTCTAATAGAAAGGTATTTTTCGTCACTTGTCAAGATGTAGGGGTAAATTCCTTTCTTGTTGGTCACATCATCGTCTTTAATAAGTCTTGTGACTTCGTTATCTATCATTTTGAAGTCATAAACTTGCTCGTGGAATTTGTCATATAACGGGCCCCATTCAACGCCCTTCATTATTTTCTTGCGTTCTTTGGTGGGCTTGAATGTCGTTTCAATCCAATTTATCACGCTGTTAAAGTATTGCCACAAGGCACTTGCGTTGGGATCAAATTGGTGTTTCGCCATATAGACTTCAATGTTTTCTTTTGAAATCCACTTAATGGCGGTTTCCAAATACTCTTGACGAATGGCAGACCCACTTAAATAATCTTGAGCGATTTTTTGAGCGGGACAACCGTTTTTGCTAAAATACTGTTTTGCGTCAGCGAGCCAAGGCCCAAAATAAACAGCGTTCCGAAGCTCTTGCTTTGTGAGTTCTTCGCCTGCGATGTTAATTGTTTCGAACCATTTGAGCTTTTCTGTGTCAGTCCCTTCACAAATGTAAACCAGCAACTCGTAATTATCAATTTTTTCTTTTTCGTCTTTTTGAAGGTTGTGGTAATACTTAAACAGATGGCTAAAATCACCATGAACATACTGGCAGATTGAAATGGTGCGTTGCTGACCATCAATAACTTCAAATGTACCGTCTTCACGCTTCGCCCAATACATTACATTCAATGGGAAACCTTGGGTCACCGTATCAATAACGGCGTCACGCTGTTTCTCTTTATAGATAAATTCACGCTGATAAGGGGGGCGGACATCAAGTTTTCCGCCATAAGCGGAAACGCGACCTGTTACAGGATCGTCACAATAATCTTTAACGAGGTCTGAAATTTTAATATGAGTTAAATTGATTTCCATGTTAAACCTACTTTTTGCGACGAATTAAAATGCGTGAATAAGGACATTTGTGCTTGCCATTTTTCGTATAAGCAATGTCGGTTCGCCCTCTATAATTTTTTGTCACCCCAATTTCTTTAGCAAGGTTTCCACTTCCCATACCAATCAATTCAAATTGCTCGGGATTGAACACTCCTAATATGGTATCGGGAACACCCATTACTCCGTCATAATCCATTGGAATGTCGCTTAATGATTCGACTTCAATAGCGTCATAATTGTCATATTTAGGATAATCTTCAGGAGTATAATTTTTATACATTATCAATTTTTCATGCCTTTTAGAATGGTCTAAATTGGTGAACCAAGTGATAGCAGGAACTTTTATATAATTATCATCGGGGTCATATCCCTTTGATTTGACATATTTTCTATTTGCTTCTAATTTGTTTTCGTAAGGAGCTTTATAGACCATAGATAAATTAAATCCATAGCCAGTCCAAATCTTATTGTCTTTCAGTAATGGGAAAATTTCTGAATAATGTAAAGCACTCATTCTTCCAATAATCAAAAAATCTTTTTTATATTCCAACAACTGCTTTACATACTCTCTAAACAAACTGAATGGCGGATTTGTCACCACAATGTCGGCTTGTTTCAAAAGCTCGATACATTCTTTACTGCGAAAGTCGCCATCGCCTTCTAAATAATGAATACCGATTTCTTCTGGGTCAGGAATCTTATTGCCGTTTTTGTCGCCGTTATATTCAAGCCATATAGCCCTATCAGAATTATTTTGAGTAAACAAATCCATATCCTGATTTTTATAACAGGTCGTAATAAGCTTTTTCAATCCGAGGTGTTCAAAATTATGGGCGAAATAACGGAAGAAATTGCTAACTCTCGGGTCATCGCAATTACATAAAACGACTTTATTTTTGAAATGATTTTTATAATGTCTTAATTCATTTTCAATGTCTGATAATTGAGTGTAAAACTCATCATTTTTATCTTTTTTTGCTTTGCCTAATTGTTTGTGATTTGCTGATGCCATTTTGTTAAAACTCCATTTATATCGTTTATAAAATAAGTTTTTCCAGATCGTTTTTTTTCATACAATATGTAAGCAATCCTGAAATATGGCTTTTGTTGGAAAATAATACGCCTGACCAAGCCCTTCGGTTGCTTCATTATTGAACCAAAGAAGCCAAATACAATCTATATTGAGTATAAACAAACCATATTACGAGGACATTATGGCAAAACAAGATTTATCAGTTTTTGAAAATAAAAGGACCCTAGAGTCTTCTTTGAAATACACCACCCTTAATTATCGCCCCCACGACCCAGGGAGTTATCTATACAGAAAAGTTCTTGAATACAAATTCAAAGATAAATTCAAGGACGATTTTCTTGAATTGGTTTATGTCACTTTGGCGGCTTGGAATATGAACTCACGAGGGGCGAAGTTAATGGACTTTCCAACATTCGTCAAATCAATAAAAGAACATCAAGCCGATTTTGAAAAAATGAAGAATGGGAAAATTGAAAATTTGGAAAAATTCAAGGACACTCTTGAAAAATTATTCTTTGGACTTAAACTTGTCGCTCCAGAGAAACCACCACTTGTCACATTTTCAAAGACACTTCATTTTATTCTGCCCGAATTAATCGCACCCATTGACCGTAGATATACAATTCGGTTCTTTTATGGAACCAGCGACAACAAATGTTTCAAATCCAAAGAAGCACAATTTGAAACATTCTGGAAAATTGAAACCGCTTTTTCAAAGTTCGCACAAACAAAAGACCTGTCTAAATACATAGACGATTATTGGAACAGAAGTGTCCCGAAAATTCTGGATAACGCTGTCATCGGTAAAATTTCATACGACCGTGACCATCCACAGAATTTAAAATAGAACCTCTCATAAATAGAATGTAAACCCCTGAAAAATTATGGGGGTTTCATTTTATGAGGTTTTAGAATGATTGACGAAGTGTTATTGAAGGAATTTAAGGACTTTGAAAGCCGTTCCCACGATTATTTCAGCGATTTTTACGACAGAATAAAAGACGATAGGCTTTTTCTGGGTGGTTCACATTTTGACGAAAACGACAACAAGCGTTTTGGAAAATCCCGCCTTAAAATGCCGGTCGATGTTATTTCAAACACCATTAGAGCCATCGTCAATCAGTATTCGTCAGCACCGTATTCGTGGCTCACGACTGACGAAACATTAAACGATATAGCCAACAGATTTTTAACGACCACCGCCGTCAAAGCATCCATTTATCAGGCTTTAAGAAATTCTACACGGCTATGGTTTGGGATTTCTTAACTTATCCATAGATTACGACAAGAACGGAAACGCTGTTCCCGTTCTCTATTCCATTCCCGATGTGACCAAGGTCTATTATGACCCCGATTCCATTGAAGTAGATGGATCGGACGCCAATCAAGCAATAATCATTGACATAAAATCTAAAGCGTGGATTAAGAAAACCTACGGCGAAGATTTCGTGACAGAAAAGGGCGACAAGCCACTTATAGACATTTCCGAATCATACGATGAACAGTCCTTACCCTTAATCACCTATTATGTCAAGTCAAATGGTGGCGTGACGGTCTATAAACTCTTGAACAAGGATTTGCTTGAAGAACCTGTAACGCTAAACATTGACAGGTTGCCAATCATTCCCGTATATGGCGAGGAAATCTTTATAGATGACAAGTTAAGCCACCGTGGAATCGTTTCCCAATCAAAACCAATACAGAAACTCATTGATTACAGTTATTCCCAGCTATGCGAACGCTTGGCGAAAGCACCAAAGAACGCATGGATTGGAACGAAAGAAGCTATTGAGGGGAACGAGGAATACTTTAAGAACTTTGACAAGTCCATAAATCCACTTTTGATTTACAACAAATACGATGACAGAAAGGATAAAAACGAACCGCCTACACGCATAGACATGACGATTCAATACAACGACTTGACATCAGTCCTTCAAAATTCGCTCGCCATGCTCCAATCAATTACAGGTGTGGAATCCATTGGAATCCCTGACCAAAAAGTCGAAATGACAGCAACGGAAGCGTTGCTCAATGCGAAATCATACACGAACAATGTCAGAAATTATTTTGACAACTTGAAAGAATCTTTCAAGTCCGCAGGACATGTTTTCTTTCAGTTGCTTGGCTACGATGTAGAAGTTTCTGTAGAGCAGGGTCCCGAAGACCAAATGGCACGACAGATGGCAAGAGCAGAATTATTACAGTTGGCTCAAATCGTTCCAGAAGAAAAAAGAATGGATTTGGTCGGGGCGATTACTTCCACATTGGACGACAACCAATTTATAAGACGATTTAACCAAGCCGTATTTGATGGCGTTTCTCCCGAAGTTATGCGATTACAGCAACAACTTCAACAACAGCAAATAGAGTTCCAGAACCAAATACAGCAAATGGCACAAGCGAACCAAGAACTTAAAAATCAAAATCAGCAACTCAATGTTCAGTTGGTCGCTATGGAACAAAACAACAGAAACGCTCTTGTTGTCGCTCAAATGGATAACCAGACCGAATTACAGAAAGAAGCCATGAGACTTCAAGCACAATCGGAAAATCAGGACGCTGAAAGAGCGACAGAACTTCAAAAAGAAGCATTTAGACAGAACAACGAAAACGCCCGATTGGTCGCAAAGATTGAACAGAAAAACAACGAACAAATTATAAATCAGTTGAGGGGTTAAAATGATAGCTTTCGATAAAGACCAGAGATTAGATATAAACGGAAAGCCGTTACACGGTAGAATTTCATTCTTTCAAAAAGACACCGACCAACTTGATGAAATTTTTGTCTATGACGAAAACGACCAACTTGTTCCTTGTGAAAACCCTGTATATACTGACATAAATGGTTTTCTGGAATACGATGTAATTCTTGAAAATAAAATTTATACAGTTCATCAAGAAAAGTATCTGGGCGATTATAGCGACCCGAAGACGGACACACGCCCCCAAATGTGGGCTGACGATAGAACCTATTATACAGGGCTTGAAATCTCAAACGGAAGTCAAGATTTCGTCGTTTATGGCTATGAATCTATAGCGGACGCAGATACTTCTTTGGGATCGATTACAGTTGTTGGCTACCATACAAACGATGACTGCGGAGCCAGAACTTATGTTTGGGATGAAAACTCAAACGATGCCATAGATAACGGACAGGTGTTCGGCTCACGACTTCAATCGGGTGGGCGATGGTTGCTTGTTCATTCGCTCCCATACATTCCATCGGAGTATTATGGCGTATATGAAGGACATTTAGAAAACATGTCAGCTCTATTTGGTGCTTCATACGAATACGGAACCGACAATAGGATAATTTCACCCAAAGTCATCAAGATGAAAAGGGGTGATTACAACATACAAGCGAATTATTCTACAGGGCGAACTTTGCTTTTGGAAGACCAAGTCGATTTTGGTTCAGCCCACACGATAACATGTAAGAACATTCAATTCGCTGGTGCGAGAAATTCAAAACCCATTGGAAACTTCCATTTTAACGGTGGATATGTAGAAGTTGATTCTCTCATATTCTACGACCTTTTCGAAATGCTCTATTCTGGAGCAAAGACAATCCACATTTACAATAAGTTGGCTTCACAAACGAACGCAAAGACCGGCAACATCACTTGTTCAAACATCACTTTTATTGGTCACGGTCAAATAGAATACACAAACAACGCATACCATATAACATTTGACGGATGCCATTTTATAGGCGACCATTTCTTAAAACCTGGCTATACATTCTATCAGAGAAATATGGTCGTTTCCGACAAGCCATTCTTTCGGTTCTTTTGACCATACAGGCGTGGATATAGCGACCTGTACATTGGATATAGACAATTTTGAGAGCGTAGATACTTTCGTTTTGACAGCTCGTTCGTGTGGTTTCACCACGATCGATTTACATGGGCGTAGCATGTTTTCAAGACCCGAAGTTTCAACATTACTTGTTGGAAGTGGTTTAACTTATATGAATGGTTCTTTAGGGAACATTGCTGTTCCAGAAAACACATACTTCAATAACTGTAAAATCGACAAGGTTAGATTAACAGGAGCGACAGAAGTTGGTTTCGTAAGTTGTAAAATAGGAACATTCATTCACGAAACACAAAATACAGTCATTACGCTTGTAAATTCTTGGGTGGCAGATTTCCAACATAACAAGAATTTGAACTGTGTAATGGGAGCGACACAAACTGTATTCCATTCGTCAATCGGTAGCGGACTTACACAAGGTGCTGTTGGCGACAACTCAAACCCATTTGTAGGTGGATTGACGCTTTTAGATTGTGCCGTCTATGGTGACATCGTAATAAGAGGGGCGTTAAACATAGAACGAACAGAAGTTAGGGGTTCTGTTTGGACTCAAGATTTCGTATATAATGGAGATAATTTTATTAGCAGTTCTATGAAGGACTGTGTGATTTCTGGTAGGCATTTATTACAACATTACCAACCATATAGAACAGGCGTAAAAACGGCTTGTGTGTGGATTAACAACACCTTCAGCAATACAGAAAAGAATCCAATCTATCCCGAATCATGGTCAGACCCACTTGGAGAAGGAAAATTCACACGACAAGACTGTACGACCTTATATCTTGACCCATACCCAACACACCACACTTGGATTTATAAAGGGAATACGGGACCAAAGGTTATTCCAGAATACCCAAAGGGAAGTTATACAAGTATCATAAACATTGCTGATACTCACGGTGTAGAAGGCTATGCGACAATTCAAGAAATTCCTTATGTCGCCCCAGGACATTCAATCAAGTCCGTAGATGGTGACGATTACGAGCAAATGGACCGAGAAGACATGTATATGTACGATTTAAGGGTGAATTTGCGTTTTTATAGGGAATTGTATTGGACGGGTCACCACGAAACAAAACATTTGCCCGATTTAATTGGAACGCCTTCTGTTGTTCATTCTTTTTCGACAAACAAGGCGTATAATTTTGATGGTGGTTATTCGTGGACTTGTCGCCCACGAAAGACAACAGGGTTCTGGGAAAATTCTTCCGAGTCATATTTCAGAATGATGTTTGATATAGATTCACCAAACCACGACTGGGGTAATGTGGAAGCATACGGAAGTTTAGACATGTTCCCTTATTATAGCGTTAAATATGTAGGTTAATTTTTGAGGTTTGAAAAATGATACAGTTATTATTTGACCCGAACATTCAATTCATGTTGAAGAATGGAACAATAAACACAGCACGGAATCTTGAATGTTTACCACGATAGCGACACGAACGGAAAGTATCCTGTTCAAACATTCAAGGATCCCGACGGTTTGACATTAAACCCCAAAGACATAATTTTAGACAACAATGGAAGGGCTGTTGTCTATGTCAATAACGATTACCGATATAGATTGGAAGTTTTCGACAAGGACAAAAATCTTTTATGGACGACTGACAACATTCAACCTTCAAACGGTGTGGCGATTGAAGGAACTTATGTTTTATCCATAAGGGGTGACGAATATATTTCAGTAAATTCTGAAACAGTTGGTCAATGTGTCAATTATGACTTGTCTTTGTCACCAACGGCAAAGGGGGCTATAGATGGCTTCTACGATTCCGTAAGTGGCAACGAAGCCCTTTATAATGCCATTCAAACAGAAATTCAGAATAGAAGCGACAACGACAACCAAATTTATAATACGCTCAATGCTTCTATAACAAATGTTCAGGGTTCTTTGATTTCTGAAACAATGAACCGACAAATGGCAGACAATGAACTGAGAACGCAAATAGCAGCCGCCAAAACAGAAGTGAAGAATACAGATGGCACCATAAGCGTTCAGGAAGCCACAGCGTCTGATGGTCATACAATCTATACCATCGCTGGCATTGGGCAAGCACCGAATGTTTCTGTTCAATCTAGCGACCAATCTATAACCGTAACGGAAACGACACAAGTCGATAGCAAAATTTTTGACTTGTCTATAGCTTCACAATCAAACGAATACGGCAAATTTTATTCAAACAATGGGGCAACATGGACGAAAGTTTCTGGAAACATAAATGTTTCTAATTCAAACATAGCCCTAAGACAAGGTGGCGTTTACCATATTACGGCAATAGCCACACTTTCAAATTCTGTTGCTACCGAAGATTATTACAGTTTTGACATTTACACAGGCGATTCATTACACACAGTTTCAAATGTGGATTGTTCAATAACAGGAACTCACATTTACGAATTAAGTTGGGATCAAAACGCACCATCTACTTTTATAACAAGCGTTAATTTACCAAGTCAAAATTTCACTTTAACTTCTTTATTCTTCCACATTCACAGGGTCGATAAACAAGTTGGTGGTGGTGGTGGTTCTTCAAATAACGACAAGGTTGCTGTGGACTCAAGTTCTACGGCTGGCTATTTGGAAGATGTCCTAAAGGCTACAGAAAACTCCGACATTCAAATAAGTAAGCTCAATGGAAAACTTTATTTGGATGTTCTCACGCCCGACACATCAGACCCTAAACTTTCCGTTTCGACCATTGACCTTGTGGATTCAGCGAATGACGGAACAAATCCTTGGAATGTTCACGATGTCACTCCTGGAAATCACGACAACCACAACTGCTACATTTATAAACGATTGGCAGACGCAAAAGGTCAGGTCACCAAAGTCGATTTTGCCGTTGGAACAGTCCAACTTTACGGCTGTATTCAAATAGGGATTTTCGACTTGAACGGAAATAAACTTGGTGAAACAGCATATACGAACTTGACACAAGGTTCAAATCGCCATTACACACTTCCACTTACAGAAACAAGCGAAGGTTCACTTTATCTACAAAGAAACACCTTGTATTATGTGGAAGTCGTATATAAGGGGCTTGAAATCATTGGTCAGACACATACGGCTTATTACTTGTTCGATTACACGATGGCTTATAACCGTTACGGCTATTGTGGTGAAGGTCGTTTATATGACCCAACCGACATGTCGTTCAACAATGCCGCAAACATTCTTTATTTCCTTCAATTCTCTGGAGATTAAACCATGTCCAAAATAAATAAAGTTCTATACAACATTTCACAGACCCTTAACGATGAAGAAAAACTTCAAGCGAGAACGAACATCGGGGCACACGCCACAGACGATTTTAATACTTATGCTTCAAATACAGCTGCCACGATTATAAATCTACAGCGAACATTAAGCAACAAACAAGACATATTGACCGCTCGGCGATAATATAACGATTTCAAACAATGTAATTTCAGCAAATGTTCCTTCTTCTTCAAACGATGTGGGCGTTTATGAATGTTATGTTACGATGGTGCTTAATGGAACAGATACAGAACTGTGGAATCCAAAACTGTTAAGCCCAAACGATTTTACTTTAACCCACATTTACACGAACTGTACACAATCCACTTGCCCTGTAAGGGTCAGTTGTACTTCTTCGGAAGACGCACGACTGAAAGTTTCTCTAAATAACAGCATACATTCCATCATGTGTTCATCCATCGTGTTCGTGAGCGAAAACGCAAACTTCGCTAATGAACTTGCGTGCTGGGGCTATGATTCATCAAGATGTCAGATTGTTGCTGGAATGAACAGAATGTGGCATTTACAGCACAACGACCTTCTAGACCAGAACGGAGTTCGCTCTCTCACAAACACACTCAAACAAGGAACATTGACAGTTTCTTTTACATTCTCATTCAATGTATAAGGGGGAAATATGGAAGAAATCGTAAGCACCCTTCTAAATTCAAATAACGCAGTTTCCGTAATATGCGGAACTGTGGTTTATCTAATCATATACTTTCAAAGAAAAAACACTCGGCACACAAAGAAACAACGAATACAACGAAATGAAAACAGAATGTGCTTTGCTCAAACAACGCATAGAAGCCGTTGAAGCACAGACCCATACATTGAATAATAAACTTGACGAAATCGTGTCAGGGATTAACGCCTTAAACATAAATGTGGCGAAACTTACGGAACGAATGAAAATGGAAAAATAAACCACAAAGTCGCCTAAAACAAAATCGACTTCAAAACCACACAAAACCCATTCCAAACGACAAACACCAAATCAAAACCACATTCCAGAAAATCGAAACTTAACGACCAAATCAAGAAATAAGGTTTGGTCATTCCATTTTGATTTCTGTTTGTGTGATTTTGGGAGCGATTACAGAAAGCCACGAACATTCATTTTATTGTATCGCTATCGCTTGGCGATGTAGAACTTTGGTGTTGAAGCCCCCAGTAATGTTTAAGATTTTAAACACAAGCCCTTTATGCTGGTCAAAATCGCCATTCTAAGCCACGGACTTATCCACAACACGAA